AGTCTCCGGCACAGGGTTCAGTACATACCTGGCCAGCCCTCCAGCGATCGGCGGCACAGCGGCTGCTGCCGGTACGTTCACGTCACTGACGGCCACTACTGCAATTTTGCACAACACGACTACCAACAACCAGTCGTATACCACTACGGGCGCGGGCACGATCACCATCAGCTCTGGCACGACCGGCACGATCAATAACATGTCGATCGGTGCAACAACGGCCAGCACTGGTGCGTTCACCACACTGAGCGCCAGCAGCACAGTCTCCGGTACGGGGTTCAGTACATACCTGGCCAGCCCTCCAGCGATTGGCGGCACAGCGGCTGCTGCCGGTTCGTTTACCGCTCTGTCATACAGCACCACATTAACTGGCGGCACTGGTGTTATTACGATTGGTACAAATCAGTTTTATAAAGATGCAAATGGAAATATTGGACTTGGCAATACTAGCGTAACCGGTTTTTCTTTAAGAGTTTCAAAGACCATTACCGGGGCTGCTACAGCCGTTGCCATTCGGTCTGATGGTGTGGTGCAATCTGACGTTACTTCCGCAGCTTATCCTTTCCAATCAACGTCTGCTTTGGCAGCATCGGTAACGACCTCAAGCCTGTATCACTATTACGCAATTCCTGCCGCAGGAGGGGCAACTTCGACAATTACAAACCAAGCTGGATTCTTTGCCGAAAGCACTCTTGGCACTCAAGGTGCAGCTACCGTAACAAACGCTTACGGTTTCTACGGCAACCTTGCAAGCGGCACAAACCGTTACAACCTGTACATGGCGGGTACTGCTGATAACTACATTGCTGGTAGTGTTGGTATAGGTACTAGTTCGCCTAATTCAAAAATGTCTGTTGCTGTTTCAAGTACAAGCACTTCTGTTCTTGGTTCATATTCAAACATTCCTTTGCTTCTTCAAAACACGAGTAGCACTGACAACAATTGGAGTGTTATTGCTGTTCAAGATGCGTCAGGTGATTTTTCATCTTACATTGGCACACAAAACACAAGCCAAGCAAGCAATACGGCAATCATGGCGTTTGCTACAAATGGCGGTTCTGGTGCGACAGAACGTATGCGTATCGACTCCAGCGGTAACTTGCTGATCGGTACAACAACCAGTCCAGCAGGTAGCAAAGAGCTGGTCCTTGGCGGCGATTACATTGAAGGCGTGGTGGCCATCGGCAACTCAGGCACAGCCCAGACCATCTCCCTGGCCAACGGCACAGTGCAGACAGTCACCATGACCGGTAACTGTACGTTCACCATGCCAACCAACGTGGCTGGCAAATCGTTCATCTTGATCGTAAGCTCTGGCGCAGGCGGCTTTACAGGCACCTTCACCAGCGTGAAGTGGCCAAACAACGCAGCACCTACACTGACCACCACGGCAACCAGGTGGGACATCCTGACGTTTGTCGCCAACGGCACATCCTGGTACGGTAACTTCGCACAGGCATACGCATAATGTTCTCATCCAAGAATCAATTCCTAACAGGCGCTGGTGGCTACCAGATTCAGCGCAGTGTGCGCTTTCGGTCGAGCGCGACTGCTTACCTAACTAGAACTTATACAACCCCAACCAACAATAAAATATTTACATGGTCAGCCTGGATTAAACGTGGTTTGATAAGTTCCGCATCAGGCGGAACCACTTACTATCGACTGCTTTCGTCTAATACAAATACCGATGAAGCAATTAGATTTTCATCGGATGCACTTCAAGTATTTTTCAATGGCACGACCAGCGGAAACATTCAAACAACGCAACTTTTTCGTGATACGTCTGCTTGGTATCACGTTGTTGTGGCCGTTGATACCACACAGGCAACTGCCGCAAACCGTGTTTTGATTTATGTGAATGGCTTGCAAGTAACTGCGTTCTCTACTGCGTCATATCCCGCCCAGAATTACACAACCAGCCTTAATGCTGCTGGATCGGTATACACAAGCTGTGCCCAGTCGCTCATTGAATATTTTGACGGTTACATTGCTGAAAACAATTTTATTGATGGCCAACAATTAACGCCGTCATCGTTTGGCCAGACCGATCCAGTCACAGGCGTATGGCGACCTCTCAAGTACACAGGCACATACGGCACCAACGGCTTCTATTTGAACTTCAGCGACAACAGTGCATCTACCGCGACAACCATTGGCAAGGATTACTCGGGCAACGGCAACAACTGGACACCCAACAACATCAGCGTGACCGCTGGCGTGACTTACGACTCAATGCTGGACTCGCCTACACCTTATGCCGATGGTGGTAATGGTCGTGGCAACTACCCTGTTTGGAATTCGCTTACTGCTGGTGGCTTGGTCACGTTTTCAGAGGCAAATTTGAAGGCGTTATCTACAAGCGCCGCCGCCCCATACAACATTGAAACAACCATGAAAACCACAACAGGTAAGTGGTATGCGGAAGTAACAATAGCGGCTGGCGCATCAAACCCCTTGGTAGGAATTGGAAACAACCCAGCAACATCTGCCTCAAATACAGACCAGTATGCGTGCTATCGAACCAACGCAACATACGCCACAGCCAGCATGGGTGCATCCTCGTCAGGTACACCAGCCACGTTTACCACTGGTGATGTGATTGGTATTGCTTTTGATGCAGACGCAGGAACATTGGTGTTCTACAAAAACGGCACATTGCAAAGCGGTGGATTCACAGGAATAACTGCTGGCAACTATTCTTTTGTTGTTCGCAAGGACTCTGCAAGTGGAGATGGCGGTTATTTGAATTGTGGTCAACGCCCATTCACCTACACACCACCCACGGGCTTTATTGCACTGAACACGCAGAACCTGCCAACGCCAGCTATTAGCAATGGACTAAAACACTTTAATACTGGGCTGTGGGCCGGCACCGGAGCGGCGCAAAACATTACTCTTAATCCTTTTCAACCTGATTTTATTTGGCTAAAAGCAAGAAGCACCGCGTCGTATGGCCACTATTTAACTGATGCAGTTCGTGGGGTAACAAAGTATGTAAGCAGCCATGACTCATCTGTCGAAGCCACGGCTACCGATCTTGTCACCGCAATAACAACCGACGGGTTCACGCTCGGTACGTCGGTTGTGGGTAATGCTTCTGGGCAAACCTATGCTGGATGGCTTTGGAATGCTGGCGGCTCAACTGTAACCAACACCACTGGTTCAATCTCAGCACAGGTAAGGGCAAATGCTACTGCTGGATTTAGCATAGTGACCTACACAGGTACAGGTGCAAACGCTACCGTTGGTCATGGTTTGGGTGTTGCACCAAAAATGATTTTTATAAAAAATCGGTCATCCGTTCAGGATTGGCTTGTTTACAATTCGATCATTGGCGCAACAAATTACTTGTCATTAAATTTAACAATTGCTTCTACAGTGGGGTCAACCCCTTGGAACAATACAGCACCAACATCTAGTGTATTTTCTTTAGGTACTGCTGCACAAGTTAATTTAAATACAAGTTCTTTTGTGGCTTATTGTTTTTCAGAAGTAGCTGGCTATTCCAAGTTTGGCAGCTACACAGGAACCAACGCGGCTGATGGGCCTTTTGTTTATTTTGGGTTTAGACCAAAATTTATTCTAATAAAACGTACCGATGCCGTGGAAAACTGGACCATTTGGGATACCTCCAGAAACACGTATAACGCAACTACTACTGAGTTGTACCCAAATTTAGCAATAGCCGAGGCTAATGGTGGGGGTCTTGCGTTTTTGTCCAATGGGATGAAAGTGACGTCAGTAGCGGGAACAAACTACAACACCAATGGCGCAACCTACATCTATATGGCCTTTGCCGAAAACCCATTTAAATATTCACTTGCGAGGTAACACATGTTTTTACTCAACGGCAACCCACTACCAGTCGACACATCCTTTGAGATTGACGGTACTCAGTACCCATCCAACTGGTTGCGCCTGACATCCATCGAAGAAAAGAACGCTGTCGGCATCACCGAGGTCGCAGACCCTGAACATTACGATGACCGATTCTACTGGGGCGTTGACAACCCCAAGCAACTGAACGACATCACGGTCACGCCGGAACAAGGCGAACCGTATACACAGCATGGGCTTAAATACCAATGGACCGCTCAGGTTAAAGACACCACCAACAAGCTCTTGGCCGCAACTGACTGGATGTACATCCGCAAGTTGGAACGTAACGTGGACGTGCCTGCGGCTGCGGTGACATACCGTGCGGCAGTCATCACCGAATGCACCAGGTTGATCGCAAGCATCGATGCTGCCACCGACGTACCTGGCTTGATCACCACCGTTACAACACAGACTTGGCCTGAAAGTGCTTAATGGAAAACAACCTTGAAAAAGACTTTGCCGTGCATGAAGCAATTTGCGCTCAACGCTATCAAGCCATTGAAGCAAAACTGGAAGCCGGTAAGCAGCGCATGAAGATGATAGAGATTCAACTCTACATCGTGATTGCAGCCGTCTTGTTTGGTCCAGGGGTCGCTGCCGACATCGTGAAGAAGTTGTTGGGGCTGTAACGATGTGGACCCCATATCGCTGTGCCTCCTTGCCGCCGGGCTAGTTAAGCAAATCCAGGCTGGGTGCGACCTGTACCGTGAGGCAAAAACCCAGTTCATCCAGGTAAAGAAAACAGCAGACGAGGTCATAGCGATCGGTAAAGAAGCCCAGGGTTTCTTTGCCAAGCTGGTGCAGTTCTTCAATCCGGCACCGGCAAAGGCTGCAAGTCCTGCTGCGGGCAAGCCCGCAGCAAAGAAAAAAGAAAAGCTCGTCGACGTCGACGAGCAGCAGATTTTGAACGACGTCGTGGCCAGGCTCATCGAGTTCTTCCACATCCAGGAGCAGCTCGCGGCTCACATACGCGAGGAAGAGGAAAAGTCTCGTACCGTGTACGACCCAAGCGCCAACCTCATGGAAGCGGCGATCAAGCGGGTCAGGGCGCAAGACCAGATGGATCAGCTGGTCATCACCATCAGAGAGGCGATGACCTGGAACGCTCCGCCGGAACTTGGTGCCCTGTACAGCAAAGTGTTCGAAATGCGAGAGATTGTTGGTGCTGAACAAGAAGCTGCCAGGCTGGCGCAAGAATCAATTGCGAAAAGGAAAAGATGGCAACGTCGGCAAAGAGAGGCGGACCTCAACCTAAAAATCGGAGCCAGCCTCCTGACTTTGGCTCTTATCGTATACCTGTGGATGTGGCTCCTGTGGCTCAAACAAGCGAGGATACTTTGATGGGTGTACTAGGTTGGGTTCTTGCCGTGATTCTCGTAGCGTTCCTGCTGCCCTTGCTCGCCTTCCTGTACCTGGACATCCTCGAAGTGAAACACGAAAGCAAGGTCCAGCTGGAGCAGGTCCAAAAGCTCAGACGCGAAATTGAAAAACAACAACGTGACAATCGAAAGCCAGTTGAGTTTTCTGACAACCCACTGTTTGACCGAAGGAGTAAACGTGAACATTTTTGAGATATGGATTTTGTCGGTTATGTTGGTGCTGGCAACTGGATGCGAAGAGCGTTTTCGCTACCCATGCCAGGACCCCAAGAACTGGGCACTTGCTGAATGCAAACCCCCTATTTGCACAGCCACCGGCACCTGCCCCGAACAACTCACTAAACCTGAACAGGAGAAGAAGTAATGCCAACAGTCGTAATGAATTCAAAACAACGCCTGAGTGTTGAAGAGATCGAAGTCCGAGTCTGGGCGTTCGTGATCACGGCCTTGATGCTGATTCTTTTAGGTTCGGTGGCCATGTTCCTCTACAGCGTCAGCTTCGTAACCCAACCCATGGCTGGTATGGCACCCATTGACAAGGTGTACACGCAACAGATCAGCACGATCATGGTGTTCATCACCGGAGTGCTGGGTGGTGTTGCCGGGCGCTCAGGCTCTAAAGCGGTGGCCAATGCCATTGCCAAGGCCGAGGCAAACGACAACGACGAGCCGCCTAAGCCATGAGTATCTTTAACCCCTGGGTGCTGCTAGGCATCATCACCGCCGTTCTCACCAGTTTTGGTGGCGGCTATTACAAAGGAAAACATGATGAATCAAATCGCAATCAAATTGAAGTTGCTCGTCTCAATGCTGAAGCTCGACAGACTGAGCAGCGCATGGGCGAAGTTGCTCGAACGTATTCGGAAAACTTGAGGAAGTCTCAAAATGTTGCAAAAACTAAAGAGACAAAGCTGCGTGCTGATATTGCCACTGGCAATTTGCGCCTGTCAATCCCCACCCAAGGTAGCGTATGCCCCTCCTCAGATACCGCCTCTGCCACTGGAAGTAACAGCGGAGAAGCAGGAGCCGAACCTGGTGGATCGGCTAATGTCGCTGCCGATCTTCTCCAGATCGCAGCCGACGGAGACGCAGCCATCCGTAAGCTCAACACCTGCATCCAAACCTACGAAACCTTAAGGAACATGAAATGAACTTATCAGCCAACTTCACCTTGAAAGAACTCACGAAGTCAGACACGGCCACACGCCTGGGCCTGGACAACACCCCCGGCGAAGCCGAAATCGAAAGCCTGCGACTGCTGTGTGAAAAAGTGCTTCAGCCCGTGCGCGATCACTTTGGCAAATCAGTGACCGTGAATAGCGGTTTTCGCTCTCCTGAAACAAACCAGGCTACCGGAGGATCGAAGACCAGTGACCATTGCAAGGGCCAGGCAGCCGATATTGAAATCCCTGGCGTGGCCAATGCTGATCTTGCACAGTGGATCATGGACAACTGCGATTACACGCAGCTGATCTTGGAGTTTTATACACAGGGTATACCCGACAGCGGCTGGGTTCACGCCTCGTATGACCCAGACAATCTGAAGAAGCAAGAGCTGACCGCAATCAAGGTCGCAGGCAAAACTCAGTATTTACCAGGATTGCAAGCGTAACTTGCGCCCGGCATCCCTATGGCATAAAATCGTTGTAGGGACCTCACGTCCGCAGAAAGCCGCTTCTTAGCGGCTTTTTCTTTTGGAGCTTAAATGGCAACAGCAGCAAATCCTTTTGACATTCAGACCGGGGCAGCCACGACCAACGCTTCCGGCACCACAGGCGGCACGCTCACGGCTGGAACGGATACCACTGCTGCCCAGTTTGACCCGGTGCAGCGCCAAGTAAACGCCGCCCAAGAAACCACGTCTGGCCAGTTGCAAGGCATCTTGGCTCAAGACAACCCTCTCATGCAGCAAGCGCGCGCACAGGCCAAGCAAGGCATGGCAGCGCGCGGCCTGGTCAACAGTTCCATGGCCCAGGGTGCAGGCGTTGCAGCCATGCTGGAGAAGGCTATTCCGATTGCAAACGCAGATGCCAATACCTTTGCCACTCAGGCCCTGACCAATCAGCAGTCGGCCAATGTCGGTGGCCAGTTCAACGCTGGCCAACAAAACACATTTGGTTTGCAAAAAGGCGCACAGACTTTTGCTACAGGCGAACGCTTGGCCGGGCAGACATTTACGGCTACCCAGGCTGGCCTGGAGCGCGAACAGCAATCCAAGTTGCAAACCGCGCAACAGACATTCACCGGTGCCCAGTCCGCTTTGGACCGTGCCCAGCAGACCGCGCTTACCGACAAAAGCATCGAAGCTCAAAACGCTTTGCAAGCAGCACAGCAAAACTTTGCAGCCGCTCAGGCCGGACTGGATCGCGCTCAACAAACAACATTGCAAACCGGTCAGCAAACATTTACTGCTGCTCAAAATAAAGCACAGCAGGACCTTACTGTTGCGCAAGCGGCTTTGGACCGTGCACAACAAACGGCTTTGGCAGACAAAAGCGTTGCCGCTCAAACCGCGTTACAAACAGCACAGCAAAACTTTGCAGCTGCTCAAAGCGCACTCGACAGAACACAGCAGACGGCATTGCAAACCGGTCAGCAAACATTTACTGCTGCTCAAAATAAAGCACAGCAGGACCTCTCAGTTGCACAAGCAGCCTTGGACCGCGCACAGCAAACGGCTTTGGCAGACAAAAGCGTTGCCGCTCAAACAGCTTTGCAAACCGCGCAACAGAACTTTGCTTCTGCCCAAAGCGCACTCGACCGAACACAGCAGACCGCTTTGCAGACCGGTCAACAGACGTTTACCGCTGGCCAAACAGCCTTGGAGCGTACACAGCAAACAGCGTTGCAAACGGCACAGCAAACATTCTCTGCCGCACAAACGGCGTTGGACCGTGCACAACAGGTTTCTCTTACCGACAAAAGCCTTAAGGCTCAGGCTGATTTACAAACAGCGCAGCAGACTTTTCAAACTACTCAAGCCGCCTTGGACCGTGCGCAGAAAACAGAATTGCAAAACGATCAACAAGCTGCCCAGCTGGAGCAACTTGGATTCCAAGCCAAGGCAAACTTGCAAAACATTCCGCCAACCTTTGCAAGCAATATTGCCAACACCACCATGTCCGGGGTTAACGCGATCATGTCGGATGGCACGATGACGGCGGATACCAAAAAAGCGGCCATCACCAATTTGATCACTTACGCCAACGCGCAAGTAGACTGGGCAAACAAGTTTTATAGTGCAGCAATTCCGCCTATCACACAACCCAAATGATTTATCGAAAAGCCAAACTACAGGACCTTCCAGCTGTCATAGAGTTGGCCATTATCTCTGTGTCAAACGATCCGCTGCCAGTCAAGATCGACAGGGAAGCAATGGAAACTACGGGCAAGGTTTTGTTAAATCCAGCGCACTTTGCATGGGTTGCCGAAGACGAAGACGGCAAGATTGTTGCCGCGTTTGCTGCATGTGTTCAAAAGAGTTTTTGGTTTGAGCGCATGCAGTGTTCCGTTTTGCTGTTCTACACCACCGTCAAAGGCGCGGGCATCCAGTTGATCCGCGAGTTTGCCAAGTGGATCAAAAGCAGATCAGGCATTAAGTTGGCCATCATTTCATTGGAGCCGGGTGTGGATGTGCGCCTGGTGAAGTTTTTCAAACGCGTTGGATTCTCGCGAGAGTCTCTCAACTTAACTTACGTTCGAGGGGTATCAATATGAGTAAAGCAGTTTCAGGCGTCGGTAATGCCATTGGCGGCGTTCTTAAAGGCGCGGTCAATCTTGTTAAAGATGTTGGCAACGGCATAGGCCGCATTGTTAAAGACATTGGTAGCTCAAACATCGGCAAAGCGATCTTGATCGCTGGCGCTGTTTATTTTGGAGGTGCAGCCCTGTCGGGCGGCTTTGGGGCATCTGCCGGTGGAGGGTCGTTCTTTTCGGGGATGGGGGCTGGGGTGTCAAGTGCGGCCTCCAGCCTTTCCAGTGCTTGGACGTCCACCTTGGCCGGTAACTTTGCTGAAGCTGGCTCTACGCTTGGTAGCTCTTGGACGGGCGCTGCAAACGCAGGCGCTGCAACCAACCCAGGTTGGATGGCAGCTCAAGCTAATGCTGTGCCGCTGACAGCACCGGCTGCTGCTGCGGCTCCGCCGCCAGCTGCTGGGGTGAATACCGGGGCTGTGACTGGATCGGGCTCACCAATGGGCGTGAATCTACCGGCTGCACCGCCCCCGCCCCCACTTTCACCCCCGGCTAGTATGTTTGACAAAGTTATATCTAGCCCATACACCGCGCCCGCTTTAATCAGCGGTGGTATGCAAGTTGGCGGAGCGTATATCCAAGGTCAAGCGCAAGAAAAACAATTGCGCGAACAACGTGAGTATGAAGAGCGCATGGTTAGAGAACAGCGCGACCGTTATAACGCCAACGTGGGCGCTCCTTTGTGGCAATCTCAGCAAGCGCCTATCTATCAGTCTGGCACCGCTGCCTGGGACCCCTACGCTGAAGCCCGCGCACGCACAGCGCAAATTGCCGCAGCTGGCGCTCAGCCGACTGGCGTAGCTGCGCGTTACATGAACCCCACACCCGCTTAAAGGAATCATCATGGCTGGAATACTTAAAGACAAGATGGGTGCCGCCGCTGAAGGCGACATGCCAGATGAGAACAACCCTGCATTCGTTCAAGCATTGAAATTTTCCATGAGCGTTTTGTATGAACAAAATGCCGCTGACGATGTGGCCAAACAATTGCAATCGGGTAAAGACAAAGTTGAAACCTTAGCCAACATTGCCTATGAAATTACCAGCACTGTAGATGAAAAGACCGAGGGCCAAGTGCCCCGTGAATTGATTGCATTGTTGGGTATGGCGATTTTGAAAGAAGTTATTGACATTGCCGAAGCCATGAAGATGGGCGTTACCCCGGCTGATGCAGCTGGCGCTTTCAAACAAATGCTGTTGCGCTATTTGGGTGAGAACGGTGTGGACACTACCCAGCTGCAACAATCTATGGACCAGGTCGATCCAAAAGTGTTTGAAGGAGCCTAATCATGGCCGGACTTGTGATGGGCAACATTGGCCAAGCCATCAGTGGCTTTGGCGCAAACATTGGCAACCTGATGTTTAAAAGCATTGGGGACGAGGCTGACCGTGATGCCCGCATAGCCGCCAAAAGAGAAGAGTGGATGGCCAGGTTGGAAGACCGGCAACTAGGTCGTCAAGAAAACAACGATCTCAAGCGTGAGCTGCTTGAGATGAAGATCGACGCTGGCGGCGGTAAGAGCGGTAGCTCCAGCGGCGGCAAAGGCGGCGGCATCAACATGGAAGACATCAAGCCGGGCGGCAGCCAAGAAGTATGGGCCGCTGCCAAGATGGACATGACTGTTCCTGAGTACGCCAGGTTTTACAACTCACTAAAGATCGGCGATAGAAGCTCGTTTTTGGAAAACCTTACAGTAAGTAATAAAGGCGTCGCTGGTCCTGGCGACGAAATCAATGCAGCCGCCACAGGTACTGACGTAGGCTCGCAAACAACTAAGGTATTGCCAGCTGGATTTGAAGATCAATACAAAGCCAAGATGAAAAAACTGGCTGATCTTCATGAGTCCTACGCCTTGGGTGGCCATTACGACGACGTGATGAAAGGTCGTCAGCAAGGATTCCAAACTGGTGTTGGCGAAGGCATTCTTAATAAAACCATTGTCGGCAAAGACATCGGTAACGCCAGTCAAGCCGTCGGTTCATCTTTGGGCAAAGATAGTTTCGACGTGAAAGGCGGCGAAAAGCTCAACGTCTTTACAGGCGACAGCACAACCACGGCGGTGGGCCAATCTGAGATTGCAGAAAATAAAGCACAGGCCGGTTCTGCTGGTGCGTTGTCCAAGAAGTATGGCAAAGAGGTTGAGAAGATCGACGCCGAAATTGCCGGTGGTATGTTTAACAAGAACAGCAACGAAAAGCTCAACTCAATCATCAACTCAGCCAACGAAACGATCAAATCTTTAGAGAATAGCGGCAAAGGGTCCACGGCTGAATCAAAAGCCTCTTGGCAAAAACAACACGATGATGCTGTTGCTATTCGCGCCAAAGCGCAAGAACTGCAAAAGAATGGATTAGAAGCACGGGACAAACCAAAGCCAGAGCCCGCACCTAAAGCCGATGACGCTGTTCTTAAAAGCAAGGTCGAAGGCCGGGGTATGAAATACGAGCCAAATAAATTCCAATACCGGGTTAACAAAGACGGCTCTGTTGATCGAAAGCCTAAATAATCATGGCCAAAGATTCTGATTGGGAAACGATTGTCCCTGCCGATGACAGCGGTTGGGAAACTATTATTCCGGCTAACCAGGGTCGCGGCTCAATCAACCCCCCGGCTGACGCCCCGCTGCCTAACCTAAAGCCAGCGGCCAGCCCGGTCAAGGCTACGCTTGCGCCCGCGCCCGCGCGCGTGCTTACGCGTGCGTCCGTAGCAGAGCCAGACACCAGCAACGCCATGGGTGATGATCTTGGCGCGGCCA